ACCGGATGGCCGCGATTTTTTTTAAAGTGGGCCCCCCCACGTGGTGCTACGCTCCACTCAAAACGCTCCCTTAAAGCTTATTTAGTGCGTGTACCTCTATAAAGAACTTGCTAGGCAAGTTCCACATGCAAAGATGTGGGATCCGTTAGTCAATGAATTCCCCGAGACTGTTCACGGTCTACGGTGTATGTTGGCTATAAAATATCTACAGTTACTCGAGAATACGTACGCCCCGGATACGGTGGGATACGATCTTATACGTGACTTGATCCTTGTCATACGAGCTCGTAACTATGTCGAAGCGTCCCGCCGATATAGTCATTTCAACTCCCGCATCCAAGGTACGACGTCGGTTGAACTTCGACAGCCCAGTCTCCAGTCGTGCAACTGCCCCCACTGTCCTCGTCACAAACAGAAAGCGGTCATGGACTTACAGGCCCATGTACCGGAAGCCCAAGATATACAGAATGTATAGAAGTCCAGATATTCCTCGTGGGTGTGAAGGCCCATGTAAGGTCCAGTCATTTGAACAGCGTCATGATATAGCCCATACTGGTAAAGTTCTGTGCATTTCAGATGTTACCCGTGGTGGTGGGCTGACTCATCGCACGGGCAAGAGGTTTTGTGTGAAGTCCGTTTATGTTTTGGGGAAGGTCTGGATGGATGAGAATATTAAGGTTAAAAATCATACAAATACAGTTATGTTTTTTGTTGTTCGTGATAGAAGGCCTTATGGAACCCCTCAGGATTTTGGTCAGGTGTTTAACATGTATGATAATGAGCCTAGTACTGCAACTGTGAAGAACGATCTTAGGGATCGTTTTCAAGTGATCCGTCGTTTTAATTCAACTGTGACTGGCGGTCAATATGCGTCTAAGGAACAGGCTTTGGTTAAGAAGTACATGAAGGTCAATAATCATGTAGTTTATAATCATCAGGAAGCTGCGAAGTATGAGAACCATACGGAAAATGCTTTGTTATTGTATATGGCCTGTACACATGCCAGTAATCCTGTGTATGCAACCTTGAAAATCAGGATCTATTTTTATGATTCTGTTGCGAATTAATAAATATTATATTTTATTATATGAGTCAATTGAACATCAATTGTCCCTTCAAATACATCGTACATAACATTTGAAATTGCTCTAATTACATTATTCAAACTAATAATCCCCACGTTGTCTAAATATTTCATACATTGATATTTAAATACTCTTAAGAAACGCCCAGTCTGAGGTTGTAAACGAGTCCAGATTCGGCAGATCAGAAAACATTGGTGTATCCCCAATGCTTTCCTCAGGTTGTAATTGAACTGGACTTGGAGAGTGATGATGTCGAAGTTGTTCAGGAACGGTCTCACGTCGTGTTTCGTGATCTTGAAATACAGGGGATTCGGCACCTGCCAGATATACACGCCATTCTCGGCTTGAATTGCAGTGATGTACTCCCCTGTGCGTGAATCCATGTGATGCGCAGTTGATACTGATGTAGTATGTGCACCCGCAAGGTAAATCAACCCTCCGTCTGCGGATGGATTTCTTCTTGGCTATTCTGTGCTGAACCTTGATTGGCACCTGAGTACAGTGGCTCGGTAAGGGTGAAGAATTCTGCATTTTTCAGAGCCCACTCTTTTAAAGCTGAGTGCTTGTCCTCGTCCAAGTACTCTTTATATGATGATGTTGGCCCTGGATTGCATAGGAAGATAGTGGGAATACCTCCTTTAATTTGAATTGGTTTCCCGTATTTTGTGTTGCTCTGCCAGTCTCTTTGGGCCCCCATGAATTCTTTAAAGTGCTTTAGATAATGCGGGTCTACGTCATCAACCACGTTATACCACGCATCATTGCTGTATACCTTTGGACTCAAATCTAGGTGTCCACATAGGTAATTATGGGGCCCTAATGACCTGGCCCACATGGTCTTCCCTGTCCGACTCTCACCCTCTATGACAATACTCATGGGTCTCCAAGGCCGCGCAGCGGCAACCCTTACATTTTCAGAAACCCAACACTCTAGTTGTTCTGGAACTTGATTAAAAGAAGATGAAAGAAAAGGACATTTAAATACCTCTAATGGAGGTGCAAAAATTCTATCTAAATTGGCATTTAAATTATGAAACTGTAAAACATAATCCTTTGGAGCTAATTCCTTAATCACATTAAGAGCGTCTGACTTACTTCCGCTGTTAATCGCCTTGGCGTAAGCGTCATTTGCGGATTGTTGACCCCCTCGTGCAGATCGTCCGTCGATCTGAAACTCTCCCCATTCGAGGGTGTCTCCGTCCTTATCCAAATATGACTTAACGTCGGAACTTGACTTAGCTCCCTGAATGTTCGGATGGAAATGTGTTGACCTGCTTGGGGAGACCAGGTCGAAGAATCTGTTATTTGTGCATTGGTATTTGCCTTCGAATTGCACAAGCACATGGAGATGAGGACTCCCATCTGCATGCAATTCTCGACAGATCTTAATGAATAATTTATTCACTGGTGTAGCTAGGTTTTTTAATTGGGAAAGTGCTTCCTCTTTTGTGAGAGAGCATTTGGGATATGTTATGAAGTAATTTTTGGCATTTATTCTAAAACGACGTGGGACTGGCATTTTGAGAGTCGTTTTGATTCGGGGTTCAACCATCTATCGCATATAATCGGTGTAATGGGGGTCAATATATACTTGTACACCTAATGGCAATATCGTAAATATTAAAAGTTACTATAGAAATTCAAAATTCGAAAAGCGGCCATCCGTCTAATATT